CGTACTCCTGCACGGCGGACTTGAGCTCGTCCATTGTGATGGTTCTGGCTGCCATTACTGCGCCCTCCGTCTTCTCTCTTCGATTACTTCATCCGTAAATCGCAGGCCTTCGGTGGCTCTCGCTTCGGCCTCCATTTCGGCCCGGTGCTCCTCTGCGAATGCCTGTTCCATTTCCCGCTCATATGCTTCCGCTTCTGCCGCTTCTTCGGCACAAGAATATCCACTCATGCTTTTTCCTCCGGTTCTGGATACATGTCTGCCATCGATTCTTCTATCAAATGCTTCCGGGCTTCGGTTTCGTTGTGGGGTGCCATTTTTACTCACTCCGTTTGATATTTCAATTATTATTTTATACTGTTAACACTGTTAAAAACGGGAAATTTCCCGTTTCCCGATTATAGGTTATCTCCTTGGAGACCTCATGGGGGTAAGACTTAAATAGTCCCAAGTATGCTATGATACCAGAATTAGATACTTGCCTTAGCTTGAGCCAGAGCCTCAAACTGAAGTAAGTAGTAGTGTAGGTAGTTATTTTCTCTTCCTGATCCCCTAAACCGGGAAACGGGAAATTTCCCGATTTCACTTTCTCACCTTCCTGAGACAGATAACGTGAGAGTTGGTTCGCGTTGGGTGGCGAACCACGATAAAACGGTCATCCTCTGAGATATGGTTTTTGAGTTGTTTCGCTCTCCGAGGAGTGACCTTTAAAACAGAGGCCATCTGCTTATAAGTCACTCCTTTCTGGCCTGATTTGATTAGAAAATCATAAAGAACATCCAGATGCTGCCCGGCCTTCTTGCTCTCCTTTGGTGCGCCTTCGAGAGTCTTAACTCGCTTAGCCAGAGATGCAAAATCTATTTGCATCATCTCAATTGCCTTCCAGAGTTGCGTGTTCTCTTCTTGAAGCACGGCTACCTGATCTTTCGCATCTAGATACTCGATAGTTGGAGCAGAGGCAGGGCTAGCCATCACCGGGATGCCCCCATAGGCTTGCACGGCTCTTTCTTCGCCCAACGCCAGCTAGGTATCTGGATCACATTGGCATCTTCCGCCTCATTCACGGCCTGACAGCGAAGCTTTTCGCCGTCCACCAGTACCACGGACTTGGGAAACCAATAGTTCTTGGCGTCCTGGCAAATGCCGTCAATGTTCTCAACGGCTGCGATCAGGAGGGCCTTCTTTGTCTCGTGGACCAGAAGATAGCAGACAGTCCTCCTCTGGCCGGTCAGCGACATGAGCGGGGCCTCTTGGCCGATCCGGAGGGTTATGTGGTCGGTCAAAGCCCCTCCACCACAAAGACGCTTACCCCTTCGTGCCGAAGATATTCAATCACGTCTTCGGAAGGTGTATCATAAGTTGCGATTACCTTCTTGAGCGCGTCATACTCTCCTTTGATCGCGTCCTCGTAAGTTTTTAATTGTCTTATTGCACTTCCTATGTCCTCTAATGCAGGTTTGCACTCCACCAGAACGAAATAGTTATGGTCCTTCATTTGAAGATAATTTCTTACAGACCGTCTTGCTTCCGCCGCAGGCACTCTGTATTCTTCTGTGAGAAACCTAAAACGTTCATCAAATTCTTTCTGGCATTCAATGCAATTTCTTGAGATCTTTATCAAAATATCCGCATAGCCAATAATAAAATTGCCTTTCTTGCAAAGCACTTCGGTTTCATAATCCATTGTATCTATATCGTCTGGTCTTCCTGCTATCGACAGTATAGCGTCTATCCCAGACTTTGATACGCATTTGATCACTAGCTGGTCATGCTTAGGCCCTTTTCGCCTATACAGCTCTTCATGGAAGCGACTCATTCAAATCGCCTCCGATAAGGCTTTTATACCATCCAGTAAAGTTATCATATGCAACACATCTTTTGCCCCGCTTGCCTTCGTGAGAGGTGAGCTGGATATTCTATTCACTCTTCGTCTATACCGGCAATCCTGAGAATCCACTCTTCCCAGGTTAGCCCTGCGGCATGCTTCTTCTTCAGCAGCGCGACGTGCTCCTTCTGGCTGAAGCGAAGATGCACGTTTTTCACATCCACCCGCCTTGCCATGGACGTATGTATGCATGCATGTTATATAAGTTTTTCTACAGTCCCTCATGGTCCACCCCGCATGCTCTTGTCCCTGGTCTTCGGCCTCCGGCGCTCTTTGGCCGGGCTGAACCCAATGCATTCCTCCCCCTCTTTTGGCGGAACATGGATGCAGGGGCCCGCCCACGGCACCCAACGCCACCGGCAGGAATCACAGTGCCCCCAGGTCACACCTGCACCCCCGCGCAATCCCGGAGGATCTTGATTTCCGCTCTCGTGTTGGCTAGCATCCCCTCGAGCTCTTCCTCATCCTCCAGCCGCATGGCAAGAGCCTGATCAGCCGGGATCAGGCTGGGCCCGGGCTCTTCGGCCTTGGCCCGGAGGAGAGGATGGGTGCGGGCGACGAATGCCCTCCTGGCAGTCACACAATCTCTGCAGCAGCATTGGGCGTGGGGGGTGATCATAACCCCGCCTCCGCCTTGCGCCACAAGACGCGTTTTGGCCGTGCTGGAAGCTCTATTATCTCTGTTTTGATTTGTAGCGTTCTAAACGGACAATCCGAACACCCCGGCATAAAATTGTAGGATCGGAAAGCTGTCATCTACTCGGCCTCCTCCAAGATCGGCATAACCTTTTCTATAGTCATGAGAAGCAGATCCAGCGAACCAAGACACTCGTCGGCTTCCCCCCTCTGATACGCGTCTTGCGCGTCTGCGGCCAAATTGACAATCTCGGAGAGACATTGGTCGGCATTCATTGCCCCGCCTCCTGCAGCATGGCGCGGAGCACTGCTTGATCATTTGGAAATATTTTGTATTCCTCAAGTGCTCGCCTAAGCGTTTCTTTCCGCTCCTCCGTGATCTGCCAGGATTGGGCCAACATCCCGGCCAAATCAGCCGCTACAACCTCATAAGGTCGCAGATGAGAGATTTTCTTGCTGTCATCCGGCCCGATCTTGCCCTCTTCGGTGAGCTGATGGGGGGCGACGTCTCGGTATTCCCCACCAGAAACACTAAGCACAATCAGATTGCCCCAATCATCGGATGCGTTTGGTTGGGCCAGTCGCTCGATTTCAGCCTCAAGCTCCCGGATCTTGGCCGCCTGATTGATACTACCACGCTCAAGCGCCTTGATCCTGGCAGCCATCTCCTGCGCCTTCTCGTGGCTTCCCAGCAGATAGGCTTCTGTAAGCGATTCTTGCGCCTCCTCCAGCTCAGCCCGCAGCCGCTCGATTTCGGCGGCGGATGTAGCTAATAGTCTGGCGCCCCATAGCACATCTTGTATTTGTCCTGCTGTGATTTTTCCAGAAGCGAATGCAAAATTCTCCAATGTGTGCACCGCTTCCCGTGCCTTCCCCAGATCGAACGCCACCGTGCCCCGCTGCTCTTCGGTCAGGGTCATGGCCGGCCCACCTCTCCCTCATCTACGCAATCGTCGTTCGGGTTGACTTCTTCACCATCTTTCTCGCAGTAGTACCGATCTCCTCGGATCAGTAACAACGGGCAATGTCCACAGATCATGGCACGACCTCCAGCCACATGCCGCCCCAACCGTGCTCAATTCGTCTGCCGAATGGGTCGAACAGCAAGCCATTGCTTAGCCTGATTTTTCCGGTGGCTGTGATCTTCTTCACGGTATGAATGCTCCTGTCTCTAGAACTCATCCATGTTGTTCTGAGCACAACCTTATCTCCAACAGCTACCTTTATCATCGTGTTTCCTCCTCTATCGTTATGAGCTGGTCTCTGCAGATCCCTCCGGCCAGCTCTTGGGCATTGTACACGCATCCGCCCAGCCAGAAGCTCTTGGTAAGCTGCCAGGCCAGTTGAGGGACTTCCTGAGATGCCCCCATAACAATCCTGGTGACTGTCGGGTGCTCGATAACTGAGGCCTTCTCCAATATCCTGCACAGCCTCAGAGCGGTGCCGTTGGAGATGTGTTGGGTCATCGCCAGCTCGTGCAACGTGGCTGGCTCCACGGACTTCTCCAAGTAGTCGATGATGCCCCGGATGGTGACAGCATCGTCAATGACCTGATGGAGCGGTTTCATTCCAGCCTCCTGCACCTGAAAAGGCCAATGTCGTAAGAGCCATCATCCCGCCAATATGGCTCCAGGTGAGCGCTGAAGCGGATCTCCTCACCTGGTCTGGGGATAGGTCCTCTCCAATGTCCCGGTCTGACCCAAGCATGCTCTTCGGCCATCTCGGTTGGCGTCTGGATCTGGTTGAGCGCCAGGAAGCCTCTGCGATCCAGAAAGTCGCAGCGAGCTGAGAAAACCGCGTTGGTGATGCCTGCACGGAGCATGGCGGCGAAAGCGGATTTCATTGGGCAGCCTCCGTTCTGGTGGAGTCCAGGAGACATTGGCCCACAAATTGTGCACACTGCGGGACTATGGCATTTCCGAGTGCTCTAAGTCGGTCCAATTGATTGGGTATCCCATCAACCACTCTACAAATACTGGGTTCAGTTGCCCAAGGTTCGGTATATCGTTGTGCCTTAGATGTTTGCCCGCCTGCCACTTCCCTATCTCCGCCAAACAAGCCGCCCCCAACAGATATGCCCCACCGCGTCCGTTCGTCCCTGGCGCTCTGGCTGATAATACCTGGGAGCGTGGGGTAGGCCACAAGATACAATCGTTCGCGGCGTTGTTGAGATCCAACGAATTTTGCGGAAAGGATTTGCCATTCTGCATCATACCCGCTTTCGGCCAACGACCCGAGAACTTCATCAAGCCCCCTGTTAAGCAACGCTGCCACGTTCTCCATAAGGACGAATTTTGGTCGTACCAGGCGAATGATCCTGAGCATTTCCCACCAGAGGCCGCTCCTTTCGGCATGGATTCCTGCTCCTTTTCCGGCACAAGAAATGTCCTGACAGGGAAACCCTCCACAGATGACATCAACTCTTCCAAGACTATCCAACTCCTCTTTATCCAGCTTCGTGATATCTTCAAAACACGGCACATCCGGCCAATGCTTCGCTAAGACCTTTCTGCAGAACGGATCGATTTCGCAGAAGGCAATCGTCTCAAATCCTCCTGTTCTTTGTAAACCCAAAGAAAATCCTCCGATACCAGAGAATAAATCCAAAACGGTTAATTTTTCTATAATATCCCCTCCAGAAGGCGGTATCATGCCACCCCTCTGAGATTGGCCGCATAATCACAGGCTCCAGGCTCTTCCAGAAGAGTTCGGTAGATCGCCTTCTGGCGCTTGTGATAGGCTCTCCACTGAGCTTCGGCGTTGTGGCGTCTGGCGCGCCTTCTGACTCCGGTGCCTGCGCTCACCGGGCCGCCTCCATGATGAGGAATATGCCCAGTAAGAGGCATATCCAGAACAGGTAGATGCCATCTTCTGTGCTCATGCCATCCCTCCAGTCAGAGCTCGAGATCTCCAGGTTTCCCACGTCTGAAGCATTATGCCAGTTCCTGGAAAGCGATCCTCAAAAGTATCCTCGAGCTCGAGTCCCAGAAGAGATATGATCCACTCACAAAAGCTCTCGGGCTTCGCCCCCGTTAGGCCCTTTTTCAGGGTGATATTGGCACTATGCCAGTCACGGACCGTCTTGACCGTCCTACTCCTTTTTTTCGGAGTGTGGAAGATAACAGGTTCCCAGGCATAAGCGGGGTTGACGCCAGGCTTGAATGAAGCGAATGGTTTTACCCACGCGGCCACTCGGACATATGCAGGACAGAGATCGAGTATATCTTTCAGTGCAGAGCTCGAGGTCGATAGAGCGAAGCCATCATAACCAGATATGGCCTCTTCAATCAAGGCCGCATGGTCTACCTCTGGCATCTTGTAATGTTTCCGGGCCTGTCCTGGGTAGGGTGGATCTAGGTAGATGAAATTCATGCCAGACCACCCGCCACAATCTGCCAGCTTGAGCAGTTGATCGCCTGGCTGACGTTTGCACTGATGATGTCTGCCTCCACCGTTAGGTTACATATCCCGTGCCCTGTGGCTGAGCCGGTGATGGTGAGAGTGGCGGCATCTACGATGATGATAGACAGCATGTAGAGGAACGTTACCACGCCAGCGAGAAAGGCATACCAGATGGTCAGTGAGAGGGCTTCAGTGCGGTTCATGTCACATATCCCCGCGCATCCAGATCGGCGGTGGCCTGGTCATTCCTGATGAGCCACTGCAGCTCTTGAACCCGCATGCTTGCCAGGTCTTGCCTGAGCTGAGCATCTGCTTTCTCTAGCCGCGCGGCCTCGACCGCCTCCAGCTCTTCTTTGCAGCCCTCTTTGAGCTGGGCGTCTCGGGTTTCGGCATTCTTGCCTGTGATAGCCCCGCTCAGGAGGAGTGCGGCTTCTTTCTGTTTCAGGGCCGTCCTGGCCGCCAGGTCTCTCTCAGATACTTCATGCATCTCTATGCGGGCCGTTCGCAGATCCTCGTAGGCCCGCTTAATCTGATCTTCGTGTGTTTCCGCCATCAATATCCCAGCCTCGCGCAAAGCTTCTGGCTCTCGTGGTCAAGGCGATCATGGAGAGCCCACTGGTTGGCCTCAAGCGCAGCGTTCGCCCTAGCCTCCACGTCCTCAAAGCGCGCATACAGTCGTTCGAACGTGGTTCTGCTGAGGGGATTTTCCACATATGGGCTATCCAAGTGCTCTGCATAGAGCACGTCCATGTTCTTGTTCTGCATCATCATATTTCTATCACCCTTTTCGATATCCTGATCGCGAACATGCTGCCAGGTTTCCACCCTCGCGCTTCATATTCGCGCTTTGGGATCTGGATTTTGCCCCTGGCGTCCATCTTCGCGTGAAAAACCAGCTCATCGTCTTTCATACTACCATATAGCGCACTTTTTGTATTTAAAGGTGTCGCTCTATCGCAAAACCAACGTTTTTTTGTCGTAAGGTATATATAGCAAGACGACTAAGTAGGTATTGGAGTGAAATGTGATGCTTATGATGCCAAGCGATGATGCGAAAAAAGAAATGATGGCCTGCGCCAGAAGCAAGATGAATCCAGACAATTCATTTTTCGTCGAGAAGGAAACTGGGGAGATCAAGAATAGGGCATATAGGGACGATCGCTCATATTTCCCATCATGCCCAAAGGGAACCTACGAGATCCACATCCAAAAGGAGCCTTTCCTGAGCTACAGCATGCTCGATGACATCATAGAGGCTCAGATGTGGGGGGCAAGAGAAGAAGAGAGGATCGCGGAAGAGGTCGAGGAGGTGGCATAAGTGTTCGGTCTACACCAAGCGATAGACGCGATCTATCGCAAAAACATGAGATCGGGGAACATCGAAGAAGCAACCACGGCGTGGGAAAAAGAAATGTTTGATGAGAAGATCGAGGAGGTGGCGTAGATGCGCTTCTCAGAAATGCCGGGATGGACCCGGCAACTTATGTCCGGGCGGGAATTTAGAAAGGCCGTCATCAGGGCAGCCAAAATGGAGTGCATGGAAATAGCCGCAAGATGGTATCAAGGCAACGCCTGGCGTATCTGGAGCCGAGGCCCCAGCAAGTCCTGGAAGCATTCCACCAACGGGATGCACTCACAGGCATTAGTGCCGGTGACCGTATCTGGGCGAACCCTGGTGCATGCACCAAGGCCGGATGAGTGGTATGATACCAAATTCAGAAAAGAGGTATCATATATCTCCTTCTGGAACTGGAATGATCAGGAAGAAGAGGATTATTGCCCCTCCCTGAAGGGAGGCAAACGGTGCCGCAAAATGGGTGGCACCCCATGCCCATATCGACTAGCAGCTGGTGGAAATTATGGCATCATGGAATGCGATGCCAACGAAGCCGCCAGGAGGTGACTGAACATGACCCTGAAGCTGATTAGATCTCCAAAAGAAGCGACAGCGGATGCCGCCCTCATTGAGGAGGCCCGGAACCATTGCTACGACCACTGGGACAAAGTGGTCCTGGAGGCATTTGAGACCGGGAAGAAATGCTATCCTCGAACATTTGAGTACGGTTTGGCTGCTGGGAACTATGCGGGGGCACATCGAAGCCAATTGGTATGCAGATAACCCTGCGAACCGTTGGACCACTGGAGGATAAATGATCGACCTAGATAAGCTATCTGCTTTGGAAAAGGCGGCAAAGCCAGCGCCGTGGTATGCGTGGTTGGACCCAAATAATAATAATATCGAGGATAAATGTATTACCACCATTCCCGAAGAACAATACATCCGGGAGTATAACGCCTTGTGTGGGAAGCGCTGGTTGGAGAGCAACGAGGAGGTAATCGGATGTTCGGAATGGATGCGAGCAGATGATGCCGATTTCCTGTTGATAGTGGAAATGCGCAACCAGTTGCCCTATCTACTTGCCCGAATCGCAGAGTTGGATGCCGCCGTATCTGGTCCGTTGGAAAACATCACAAAGATGCTTGAGACGGTCAATGCGGATACGATATTTGCCGGTGTTATACAAACATGGAAAAACGAAAATCAGACACTCAAATCACAGATCGCCGACCTGGAAAAGAGGAATGCCGATCTGGGGGCTCAGGTCGCAGCCCTCAAGGAGATCGCGGTGGAGGGGTGGGCAGTTGCGGAGTTTGGGGGAGAACAAGAGGGGCAAGATTATCATCTCGATTTTCGAGAATGGAATATAGATCGGGAATCGTATCGAAAAGAGGCCTTAGAACTGCTCCAAGCCGAGCACCCGGAGGCTTTTCGATGACGCCGATCAAAGGCACAATCGAGTGTTCAAGATGTGGCGAAAGGATACCCGTAACGGCATACCCAATGATCGCCGTTGAGACCCCTCGGGGAATTAGTCACACATCACACCCCCGACCGGATGAAAAGGTCGTACAATCTGATCGCAAATTATACTGGTACGATGTGGACTGTCCTAAGTGCGGAAAAAATAACGAGAGCGTGATCGGATGACTCCCCCTGAGCTTCTAGAAGAGCTAAAGCAGGTCGATCCTGAGACATACGAGGCACTGCGAAATTACCCCCTTTATGTCTCTGGTGATGAAGCCCTGTCAGTAGATCTCCCGGGTAGTAGGAACCAAACACCGTGCGAGGATGCTATACAAGGCTGCATCCAGCGGGCATGCGAAAGGCGGGGATGGGGGTTAGTCATCGAGAGGAGCAAAGACAGCGGCCCCTATGAATGGAGTGCCTACACAGGGCACGAAGAGCCCCCTGGCGCATTCAGGGCCGCGTATTCGTGGGGTATTAGATATTATGGTGGTTCTGCCGCCGAAGCCCTGCTCGCGGCCTATGTAGCGGCGATAAAGGAGGAAAAGAGATGACCGAAGAAGAACATCCATATTATCGTCGCGACCTGATCGAATGCCCGTTATGCAATGGGAGTGGCAAAGTTCCGAGACCGTCCTGCGAAGACGATCTGCTGGTTGATGAAAGCACTTATACGGTGTTCTGAAAGGAGGAAAAAAGATGACTGAAAAAGTGTGGGTCCGTTTGGGCGGAAAAGATGGGGTGTGCCTGGTAGAGGGCGAGGACTACACCGTGGACCGCGATGCGGGGCTGCTCACGATCAACGAAAAAGCGTGGGCGAAGGTTCCTGCCAAGTGCATCAAATATCCAGACGTTCCGGTGGATGTTGGATATGTGGAGGAAGGTCAGGAGGAAATGGGCAATGGGATGGGAATAAATGCTAACAACGAGTGATGGCATCTGGATATTTATTATATGCGTGGGGATACCTCTCGGGTATGGCATTGGTTATTTTGGCCTGATGTTTGTAATTGGATTTTATCAGTGGTGGGCCCACAAGAACGATTACAAGAGTCCACGCCGGCACAGCAAATACCACCAGATGGTGCCCCATGGAGCCCTAC